CTGGCTTAACACAACAACACTCTTACGCGAGTGGTGTATACGTTAGTAGGTCTATATAGACCAGAGCTTATCCGGATCGCAAATATCGATCTGCACTATGCCTTCGGGCGAACACTTTCCTCCTCGGGTAAGACGTATGGTGCAGACTGACCTCCTTCGGGAAGGCGCAGTAGCTATTGCGTCCTCCCTGCGTGCGAGATGCTTTGGCACTGCGCAACCCCTGAGCACTTATGACAAGTGTGTGCTCTCCAATCTGCGCGACTACCCGTCGTGCACCGGTTTACTGGCCTGTTTCTCTTCGGATGAGACTGGCTGGAAGGATTTGGGCTGCCAAACGCTAGCGTTGGGTGTCGAGAACGGATCCTCCGTCACCACCACTCCACTACTCATTTATGGGACTCAAGGGTCTCGAGTATTGACAGCGGCTGAGGATGTTGAGGGCTGGATTGAGAAAACTAAAAATTTTCTTATTCACGACACCCATTTAACGCAGGCCATAAAGCGGCCCGACCCCACTATAACCGCCCCCGAGTACCGGTCTACTATGGACGCATTTCGCGACCTACCGGAACTCGACCCTTTCAAAGGCTTCGCTTCTGAAGCTTTGAACCCGTTGGTTGCCATGCCGACGCACAAAGAGTCCTACAAATACGTAGGCGACTTCACCGCTCCTCCGGTCAATGCCAGAGGAAACGTGAAGAAACAGCGCACTGTCAACAGGATTGGCACTTCCTGTGGTTTACATTACTTCGGTGATGACAAAGCCCAGGTTATGTTGACTGCTGCTGCTCGGTATGCTGGCCCCAAGAAACAGTTCATCCTTGACGAGGAGGGCAAAACCCTAGCTAGGGCTATTGCTCAGAACATGTTTGACAAGATCATCGACAAGGAACGTTTACGCGACGCGTGGAACGATTTGGCGATGAGCGATGTCTACAAGGGCTGGCTTGGGAAGGCTGCTGCTGCTGGTTATGCAGCGACGCACACACTCGCGAACGAGGACTCGGACCGGATACTCCGTTTTCAAGGAAAATCCGGTTTCAAGCCCAAAGAATCGTTCCCCGATAAAGTGTCCATCCATAAGGCCCCTCAAGGCATTATGGCGTGGTCCAAGGGAGCGGTCTCGTTCTTTGGTGCTGCGTGTCGTTCCATCGCGGATGTCGTTAGGAGATCTCTTAACGACAGTACCACGTGGAACAACGGCCTCTCTATCGAGGAGGCCGCCGTCAGGTTCTCGACGGCGGCACAAAAAGTCCAAACCAACATGAACGTGCGGTTGGACGCTGTGGAGATGGACTCGAAGCAAAACGAGTTCACCCACCATATCGTTGCGTCCTTCCTGAAGTTGCTCTGTGTTTCTGACGAATTCACCGAGCTCTACTTCAGCATGATGGAAGACTTCGAGGTCACCAACCCGGAACTTAAAATGTTCCTCAAGTGGGTGAAGGCCTCGGGAGAACCATTCACGTTGTTTGGCAACTCTTTCTTGATGACCGCAATGACGCTGTGGCTCATCGAAGGTGAAGGTGACTTTGCCTTGTTTACTCAGGGAGACGACGTTGACCTTAATCAGGCCAACATGTCGCTCAATGAGGACAAGCTTGCGAATGTCGCGCTTTATTGCGACTTCGTGATGTCGTGTGACTGGGGAGACTATGCTGCGTTCTGCGGCTACGTCTACAAAAATGGACTTCTTTGTCCCAACATTCGGCGAAAGCTGATCAAGTTGTTGGGTATGTCGTCCCCGTCTGTCAAGCATTTCCAGGAGGTGCAAGATAGCATAAGGGTCTGGTGTTCTGACTTGAAGAGTCACATCGGATTCTCGGATATCCTGGACCTTAACGCCACTACATATGGCGTGAGTCGGGATACCATCACAAACTGGTTTGACTGCATAGAGTCACTGGGGCACGTTTCGGCGGCCCAGTATCTTAGTGTGGTCACTTCAGTTCCTTTGAACTTCAATTATTTGAACGGACATGGATTTTTAGAGAGTGTGTACTGACAGAACTCACCTGACAATTAAGGTGTTATATCTGTTTACTCTCTACCATGCCGTTCAAGTTCAAAGGTCGTGAATATGCTACTCTCCAGGGAATGAAGGACGCGCAGCGGGCCGATGCCGCTAAGCGCACGGGAAAGCCTCCCGGCAAGGGAAAGAAACCTGCCGGTGGTGCTTACAAGGCCGCGGCTGAGAAGGTGCCCCCCTACGATATAGTTGACAAGGAACTAGTCGTCGAGGGGATCTGGGCTGATCCGCCCAGGTTCGGTGAGAAGATCATTCTCACCGGCGCCGACGAAGCCGGAGTTCGGAGGGTGCCTGCCTGTCAAGAGGGCAGACTCCTATCCGTCCGCGTTGAGGTTGAAGTGGGTGTTGCCACCCGCTTCAGCTGGAGGGCTTTGGTCTCCGACACCTGCACGCACGCGATTACACCGCGTACACTTGCAGATGCGGGGGCTGTGCAGCACAGTGATATTACTAAGGACATTTATAGTGTCCCTATCACGGTGCCGATTCCCTTCTTAAAGAAGGAAGGGGAACCCCAGACCACGCTCTATTTGATCATGAGCGCGGTTGGGTACGACAATGAACCTTACAAGTTCATTGTGAAAGCCCGGTTTGCTGTACCTAAGCAAACCACGCAAGTTATCCACTTCTAAAGAAGATGTGGATCAGTTGGCCCCTCGTGAGTGGAGTGGGCGTGTGCTGTGTGGACGTGATGTCCG